TAGGAGAATTTTCTGGTGATTCTGATGAAGATGCTAGATTTGAAATAGATAGAGCAAAATATCTTCAAAGACTGGCAGCAGAAGATAAACCGAATAATTTAGACCAAAGAAGAATTGAGTTACGATCACGTGCTGGTCATAAATTTGAAATGCGTGATGTTGGTTTTAATAACACAAGAGCAAATGAATATGCGGAAGAAGAATCTGTATTAATTTCTAGTTCAGATTCTGACCAAAGATGGGTTAAGTGGGTTACTAAAGGTGGCCATTTAATTCAAATGATTGATAAGGGTTCTGATCCAGAAGAAGATTTATACTACAAAAGAAATTTAATTGATGAAATTGGTAGTACTCATAGTGAAGATGACTGGGATGATGCAAGACAAATTAGAATGATTACTAGATATGGGTTTAAGTTTGTTCTTGATGATAGAGGGTCATCTGAAACAGATGCAAGTGGACAAGAGACGCCACGTGGCAATGGATTTCTAGTAAAAGGCCGTCGTAGCAAGACTGGCAGTGCAACTGAAACAGTTGTTAGTGGTAGTTCTGATGAACGCGGGTATGGCATTGAATTTAACGAAAAAGACGAAATCAATGCTATGAAGTTGTATTCTCCAAACAGCCAATTATTAGAAATAAATGATAAATACGGATTTGTTTTGTTGTGCACACAGTTACCATTTGATATTTCAAGACCATATCAGGGATCGAAGGAAAATGAATTTTCATTATCTTCTGGTCGTCAAAACCAAGGTGCCGAAAAACAGACTTTCCATTTAATACTTGATAAAGAAAATGAATATACTAGACTGAAAACCCCAAAACTTCAAGGTATTGAGTCAAGGGATAAAGAAGAATGGACTGAAGTTAGGGACCCCGGTGATAGAGGTGTGTGGTTTAATGACGAAGACAAAATTGCTTTGTTGCGTTCTGGTGAAAACAACACGGCATTTGTTATGTTAGATGATAATCAAAATGCGGTATTTATACAAAATCAAGATGGCAAAATTCAAATTTATTGCTCTGGACCAATTGAAGTTATATCAGATGATGATATTAACATGAAAGCTAATAATATTAATATTCGTGCTAAAACATCTATCAATATGACAGCATCTGGTATCTCTGCAAAACTTGCTGGTGGAGCACTAGGTTGTAGCGGTGACATAAAATGCGACAATCTATTTGGGTTTATACCTGAAGCAGATAAGCCATTGCATACAAATGGGAAAGGTATCGCCAAACCAGCTCCAGTTGGTAGTACAACTCCAAATCCGCAGCCAAATATAAGAGAGCGTTCTGAGCTATCTCCAGAGCCTGATAATGAAGAACGTGGGAATGCAGCTAATTTCCCAACTGCACCTGTTTCAGAAGATGTGGTTAAATGAATTTTTTATTTGAGGAAGAATGTTGATAATACGTTTTCCGACTGGCTTGTACATTAATAAACTTCCAATAGATCCAGAAGATTCTGGTTCCATTACGTGGACTATATCAACAGAGAAACCTTCTAGACCAACTACAATTTTACAGCAATACCCTAGTGCTTTGCAGTTGTCAACGTTAACACCAAGTTCTTTGACTTCTCAAGAAGCTAGAAAATTATATGGCACTCTCCTTGTTACTGTCACTAAATCTAAAACTTCTACGGGTTTAAGCAATACTATTAGATATGAAGTGGGGAAAATTTTAGAACAAAATGATATTTCAATAGCATTTGATAATACTTTAGTCCCAAAAGACGTTGAGATCCAACATGCCAATAATATATATGATCTCAAAAGTCTTGGCCTTACTGACGAAGAAATAGCTTTGTTAGAATCTGAGAGTAATACCAAATCAGATGAAATCAGAGAAGAATTAACAGAAGTTACTACACAACTTGATGTAGTACGAAATGCGATTTTTGAGAATCAAAAACAAATTTCAGAAGCCCAAAGTTCTATTAATGCACTAAATTTGACAACCCTAGATAGCATCAAAGAAAAATTAGAACAGAAACTTTCTGAGTTACAGGGACTAAATACACAGTTACGTACACAAGAAAATGAATTAGAAACAGAAGCTTTATCTCTTCGTAATCAACTTTTGGCTATTTCTGTATTGGTAAGATAATGACTGCTAAATATTTTGGATTTAATGCTCCTTTCTTTTCCAATGGTAGAATTTTGGATTATCAAGAAGATGTTAGATTGATTAAAAATGATTTAATCCAATTAATTTTGACATCTCCAGGTGAAAGGATTATGCGTCCTACATTTGGAACTAGAACTAGGAGAACATTATTTGAAGGTATCACGAATGGTACTTTATCAATATTAAGAGATGATATTTTCAATGCAATTAATAGATGGGAACCTCGTGTTATCATAAATAATTTAAATATTGTAAATCAAGCAGACGAAAATAAAATTACAATTCAATTTGAGGGTGCTTTATCTTTAGATCCTAGTAGAGAATTAAGATTTGAATTGGACATACAATTTAATAAACCTACACCGAGGCCACAATAATGGCAGATGAGACATTTTTTGATTTACCTGACAGCCCAGAAGAATTTGGGCTTTCGCTGTCTCCTGCAGACTTGAATAGCGTAGATTTTACAGCTCTCGAATGGAATACTATAAGAAGAGCGTTAATAGAATATACTAAAAATCATTACCCTGACAATTTTAATGATTTTGCTACTGATAATAGTTTTATAATGATAAGTGAACTTATATCATATATAGGTTCAATATTGGCACTTCGTGGCGATATCCAAGCGAATGAAGGGTTTTTGCCAACTAGTCTTTCTGAACGTGCTGTATCACAACATCTTAAACTAGTTGGCGAAAAAATTAAGTCACAAACCCCAGCGACTGTTCCAATTTTATGCACCATAGGCGGTGCTTTAATAAGCGATTTAAGAATTGCTGCTGGAACTAGGTTTTCTGTTGCTAGTCCCGATGGCGATACTTTATATTATGAAGTGTTTAGATCTCCTTCCGATTTTTCAAATGATATTGTAATTCCTAAAGGAAAATTTGGTACTGTGGCTTTTGGTATTGAAGGTTCTTTCTCTGAACCATTTAGTGTTATTTCTACTGGCGAAGACGAACAAGAAATTAGAATTAATGCTAATGATGTTTTAGAAAGTCCTGTTTTTGTTGACATTACAACAGCATCAGGTAATACTTCTGTAACTGAAAGATGGACAGAAATAGATATCATAGAACGTGCCAATGTTGGCGATAAGGTTTATGAATTAAGATTTGAGGACAATGGTTTTACTGTTGTTTTTGGTGGCAATGAATATGGAAAATCACCTGAACCAGGTAGGACCATAACAGTTACATATAGAACTGGTGGTGGAATTAGAGGACGAATTACTACTGGAATTATAGATGAAAATAGAACTATTATCCCAGAACCACCATTGGCAGCACCGGTTGTAGTTAGATTTAGGAACGCACAGCCTTCTGAAGGAGGAACTAACAAAGAAAGCATAGAATCGGCAAAAAGGCGTGGTCCTATAGAAGCTGCTACACATAATGCCATTGTTAGTGGAGAAGATTATACCATTAAGGCTAATAGTTATAGTCACCCTGTATATGGAACTGTTTTGAAGTCTAGTGCTACTCTTCGTTCGTCTATAAATGCAAATCAAGTAGAATTATATGTCTTAGCTTCTGGTGCTGAAGGCGAACCAGTAAAACCAAGCTTGGGTCTTAAAAATGGCCTTAAAAATTATTTAAGTGATATGAATGTTTTTACTGATGAAGTATTAGTGTTTGACGGCAATATAAAGTCATTTACATTAAAAGCAGATGTTGTTATTTCTAAAAATGTAGATGCTGCTACTACTAGGTCTAATGTCACTGCGGCTATTGAAGAATTTTTCTCTGTTGACAATTTCGATATAGGTAAAGGCTTTAAACTTAGTTCACTATATACAGTAATTCAGAATGTTGATGGAGTTAAGTTTGTTAGAATAAAAAATCCTTCGGACGATATAGTTGATAGTAGTGCTGCTACTACCAGCACATCTGAACTGGCTGTTGGATATTCTGAGTTATTGGTATTGGACCAACAACAAATAACTTATTATCTTGAACCAAGTTCACAACAAAGACTTAATTGATTTTACTTATAATTTTTTGTTTCAAAGCAGCATGCATGCTTGCAGCTAACTGGGCAGCTTTATATTCTTCATTATATAAAGCCATTGGATCATTAAGTCTTGCGGGGTGTTTTACGCATACAACATAATCACTTATGCCGTGAGACTCAAACAAGTTGATTAGTTCTTGTCTAAATTGTTCCATTTGTTTGAGACCAGCGTCTTCTATTTGTTCTTGAGTGTTTTCTAATTTTTCTGACATGTATGTGAACTCCAATGATTGATGATAATAAAATACAAGAGATATTTACGTGGTACCGAGATGCTATGCGCTCAATTGCAGGCCGAAAAATATCATGGCCAGAAGCAAAAGACCATAGGCATACTTATATATACATGTGGTTATCTAAATTTTACAATTGGACCCAAAAAGAAGAACTTGACGATTTAACAATTTGCCAAGTTATTTACGCTCTTGTTAGATATGCGAAAAGAAACAACATCTTATATAAGGGTTCTGCAATTCTTCAACATGAACGAATTTATGCAATAGCTTTGTCTGAATTGGAAAATTATTCTGATTTATTAGATAATGTGGAATATCAATTAAAAATATGTGAAAATGCAATTAATGATAGATGTGGTAATCTAACTAAAGTTGAGTTTCTTCTAAAAAAGCCTGGTATCGGTCAGTATCCAAATATAATTTCTCTTTATAATGCTGGGATAATTTCGAAATTATATCTTTCTGTATCTAAGTCATGCAGAAGGGCAATCAAGAAATTAGATTCTGAATTACGAATGTTACTTCCAGATAACATGGAATTGTTTAAATTGAGCAAACGTGTTGAATTTAATAAAGATAAATCAGATGCTGCCAAAAGCGTTTTAAATGATGACTATCTTAAATGATAATTATAAAGTAATTAACTAATATACAATATGCTGAATAAATATATTAGGTTTTTAATTAAGTAGAATATGGGGTTAGTATGCGGTTTACCGATGATGAGGCCAAAATGGCCTCTTTAGAGTACTTTGATGGCGATAGAGTAGCGGCTGATAAATTTGTAAAGAAATATGCATTAAGGGATAAACGCGGTAAACTTTGCGAAGAAACTCCAGATGATATGCATAAAAGACTGGCAAAAGAATTTGCTAGGATTGATAATAAATTTGGTGGTGGTCTTTCTGAGAAAGAATATTTTGAAGTTTTAAAAGATTTTAAAAGAATTGTTCCACAGGGTTCTCCGATGCATGCTATCGGAAATCATTTCACAAACACAAGCGCATCTAATTGTTTTGTAATTGACGCTGAAAGTCATGGTGATTCTATATCTGGAATTCTTATGACTATTGCGGAAGCAGCGGAAATTATGAAACGACGCGGCGGTGTTGGTGTTGATGTTAGTGTTTATCGACCTGATGGCTCTGATGTTAATAATTGCGCTATTTCTTCAACTGGCACTGCTTCTATTTGTGATGCCATTTCATACTTCGGACGTTATATCGGCCAACAAGGCAGACAGGGCGCTTTGATGCTAACAATAAGCGATAGACATCCTGATGTTTTGAGATTTGCTAGTATGAAAGAAGATAGAACTAAAGTTACAGGTGCGAATGTTTCAATTAAGGTTTCAAACGAATTAGTTAAGGCTGTTGAAAATGATGAGGATTGGGAACTTAGATGGCCAATTGCTGGTAAACCGAGAATCAAGAAAAAAATTAAAGCCAAGAAGCTTTGGGATGCCATTGTAACTCAAGCGTGGCAAAATGGCGAACCTGGAATTTTAATGTGGGATAATTATTGTGATAATTTACCAGCACATTATTATCCAGGTTTCAGAACAATTACAACGAATCCATGTTACTCTGGCAGCACTAGAATAGCCACACAATTTGGGCTTATTAAAATTGAGGATCTTGAAAAAAATGGCTCTGCTGTGTTAGCAACTGTTGATAATAGACCAAGAATTAATGGTACTGGTATATCATTAATAAAGTCTAGCAAAGCATATATAACAAGTAATAAAGAAAAGCTTTACCGTGTGGCTTTAGCTAATGGGATGTATATTGATGTAACAAGTGAACATAATCATTTCATCGATGGAGGAATAGAAAAGAAAACTAGGGATTTAGTAGTTGGCGATGAAATATTGTTGCAAAGCGATGAAGGACAATGGGGTATTGGCGATGTTGTTAAAGAATCTGCTGTTGCTGGTTGGCTAATAGGGAATGGTACTACATCGTACAAGACAGCACATTTACATTTCTACGATGAGCCAGAGGCTGCTGAATACATCAAACTACATTCAGACGCAATAATTGAAAAACATAGCAAATCAAGTAGGCCATATAGTGGTGCTTCCATAAGAGAAGTAAAAATGACATCCGGCTTTAATCAAAATTGTCAAACAAAAAAGTTGGCTATTGAATCGAAAGTTATTTACAATAGACTAAAAGAATTAGGATTTGATATTAATGTAAAAAAACTGACTGTTCCTGAATTTGTATTTTCAGCAAATAGAGAGTCTGTTGTTGAATTTTTAAAAACGTATTTTTCAGCCGATGGTAGCGTTCAATACAATGAAGAAAAAGGATGCATATCAATAAGAGTGGGCTCTATATCAACGGAGTTGCTGCGTGGTGTACAAATGCTTTTGATCAATTTTGGAATTGTTTCATCAATTAGAAAATGTAGAGAAGCAGGAACTGTAGATTGTGAATATAAAACTGGCGTTAAATACAGAACACATAATCGTAAAGCATTTTACGAATTAATCGTAAGTGGAATACCACATTGTAAAAAATTCTATGACGAAATAGGCTTTATAATAAACAGCAAAAACGAATCATGCGATTATTGGTTTAGTAACCATCATGGGTCTAACAATACAAAATGGTCATATGAAAATAGTTTTAAATCTAAAATTACAAGCATTAAATATGTTGGGAATAATAAGACGTTTTGTTTAACTCAGCCAAAAACAAATAGTGTTGTAGCAAATGGAATAGCTTCTGGCAATTGTTCTGAAATTGGTCTAAGTGCGTATGATAGTTGTAGGCTTATATCATTGTGCTTATTAGGTTATGTAGTTAATCCTCACACACTAAATGCTAAATTTAATTGGGAATTATTTAAGAAAGATGTTGCTATTGGAATGAGGATGGAAGACAATTTAGTAGAAATTGAAACTGAAATTGTTGATAGAATTCTAAAGGATTTGGACAAGGATAAAGATGACAAGAAACTTCCATTTAGTGTGCAACGTTCTGTGTGGACTAAAATCAAAGAAGCAGCAATAAATGGTAGGCGTACTGGTCTTGGCACCCATGGTCTTGCTGATTGTTTAAACGCTTTAGGCATAGCTTATGATAAAGCAGATAAAATAGTTAGTAAAATCTACAAGACAATGAGAGATGTTGCTTATGGAGCTTCTGTTGATTTAGCTATTGAACGTGGTCCATTTCCAGTATTCGATTGGGAGCTTGAAAAAGATTGCCCATTTATTAAAAGATTGCCAAAAGCTTTGCAAAAAAGAATGGAGAAAAATGGTCGTCGCAACATTTCTATTTTGACTAATGCTCCAACTGGTACTGTTTCTTTGATGTCTAGAACAAGTTCTGGAATTGAACCTGTTTATGACTATGTATATGTTAGAAAAACAAAAATTACATCTGATATTGACCAAAAAGTTCATTCAATAGATCAAAATGGTGATAAATGGCATCACTATGTTGTTCTCCACCCTGAATTTGAAAAATGGATGAAAATCAATAAAGTTAATATTAAAGTTGTTCAAAAAGCTTTGATTCAAAATGATGTTGATGGAAAGCCAAGAAGTAGTAGTGAAGTAATTGAAGATTTTGTTAAATTACCACAATGTTGGAAAGTGACAGCGCCATCTTTAAAAGTAGAAGATAAATTGAGAATTGTGAGCAAGATACAATCATTTGTAGACCATGGAATTAGTCAAACTTGTAACTTTCCAAAAGGTGTCGCTAAAGAAAAAGTTGAGAAATATTATCGTGATGCGTGCCACAGTGGTTTGAAGGGTGTTACTGTTTATGTTGATGGTTCAAGAACTGGTGTGCTAGTATCTGCTGGTGCCGAAAAAACAAAGAAAGCTATTGATAGACCAAAGGATGTTGAATGTAGAGTTCATAGGTCGAATGGCCATGTTGTTTTGATTGGTCTTATTGAAGGAGAAGTATATGAAGTATTTGCTGGAGAAAAGAAAGATTTACCAGTTCCTGATGACGTAGATACTGCAATTATTAGAAAATTAGAGTCTAGATGCTATGCTTTACGTTGGCCTGTAACTACACATACTAGAAAAACTCGTTATGCAGAAATGCCAATTAAAGAATCATTTATCAAAGATGAAGGAATGACAGTTAGGTTGTTAACCAATCTTTCAATTAGAGCTGGGGTTGATCTTGAAGATTTAGTCAATACGATATTCAAATCTTCAGATCTATCAAGTTTTTCGCGACATGTTGCTCGTATTTTAACAAATTATGTTAAAGTAGCAAAATCAGAAGGGTGTTGTGGCGATCCTCATATTATATATGAAGATGGTTGTAAAAAATGCACTAATTGTGGTTGGAGCAAGTGTTCATAATACCACCAACGATTAGTACAACAATGGTGATTTATGAGTAGAAATGAATTAATAGAAGCTTTAAAAAATCAATATGATGAATCATTTGAAGTGCATGATATAATCGGTGCATGGGTATGGCCATCATTTAATTCTCATTTAGATAAGCATCTATTTGATGTTAAACCAGATAGACATCAAACACAAAATTATGCATCGTGTTTAGTACAATTACTTGAAACTCCTTTTAAGAATGGTGTTAGAATTCCTGTTTCTGTTGATTTGATGAAGGCATCTATCGTTGTTGAACCAGGATTCGGGTTACAGAGAGAAGAAATATCACTAGCAGACCCAAATTATAGTATAATTCTTCGCAATACAGTAATTGATGCCATGCTTAATAAAATAGAAAAACTAATTGATAATGTAGATATTATAAAATCTAGGATGACAAAAAGAAAAGATGATAGCAAAGCTAAAGGACGATAATTTTATCTATCTTGAAATGGTAACCCCAGAGATAGAAGAGCTTCTTAAAGAGAAATTTAGCGCAATGGATCCGAGGTCGCGCTATTCCACGGCATTTGAGCTTGGAACATGGGATGGTAAGACAGTCCGTTACTCTGTAAAGAAAAAGAGATTGTATGTATCTTTCTTGCCTGAATTAGAAGATGTTTGTCAAGTTAATAACATTCCTTTTGATGTTGTAGATGAAAGAGTAAGACCTAAATTTTTCCCAATTCCACAAGAACATATAAACAAAGACTTATTGCCTGGAATCGAGCTTGCTGATTATCAAGTTCGTGCGTTAAAAGCCATGCATACCAATGAAAGGGGAATTTTGGATTTGCCTACAGGTGCCGGGAAGACAGAGCTCATGGCAGCTGCAATTTCAATGTATCCTGGTTGTCCAACTGCTATTATTGCCGAAGAAGTAATAGTTTCACAACAAATTAAAGAAAGACTTGAATTACGTAAAGTCGTAGAAGAAGTTGGTGAATTTTTTGCTGGGAAAAGACCGAATGGCCAAGTTGTTATTGTTGGGTCCATTCAAGCTTTAAGAAGTCCACCACAATCAGCAAGAAGAGCAGAGAAAAAGAGAACTGGGGATGACAAGGCTTTTAGAACTAGACAGAAAAATGCTCAATATCTTCAAAAAATGGTAGAGCGTTGTCATATGATTATGGTTGATGAATGCGATAGAGCAAGCAGTGATAGCTATAAAGATTTATTTTTAAAGTATGGTGTTAATGCTCGTTATGTATATGGTTTTTCTGGTACTCCATTTGATAAAGATAAACCAGTTCAAAATCTTTATATAAGAGAACGGTTTGGACCTGTTATTTGTAAAGTCCCAAGGTCTGAAGTAGAGGCTAATGGTCGAATTATACCAATTAAATTTTTTATGATGTCTGTTGATGAAAATGGTAATAAAAGAGACAAAACAGACAACAATACGGCAATAAAAGATTTTATGGTCAATAATAACAATTTACATAACAAAGTGAACAACATATGCAAGGCTTTTCCTGAGGATGGCACTCTAATACTTGTAGAGAGTATTGAGCTAGGCAATATTCTATCTGAAAAGATTAAAAATTCCGCTTTTATTTGTGGTTCCACACCACTTAAAAAACGTAACGAAGCAATTAAAAAATTTGAAAAACGTGATCTAAAGGTATTAATTGGATCAAGGATTCTTAGGCGTGGCTTAGACTTAAAAGGTGGATGTGAAAATTTAATTCTATGTTATGATGGGCAAATGTCAACGGAATTTATACAAAGAGTTGGTAGAGCTTTAAGAAAAAATGACCGTGGTTGGGCTAGAGTATTTGATTTCCTATTTTTAAATAATTATTATCTATATAAACATTCTAAGAAAAGGTTAGAAACCATTGTTGGCATGAATTATGATTCTAAAGTTGTTTTAGATTCTGGTACTATTGCGGGTGAAGATCTTATCAAAAGGCGTTGGAGACTTCCAAAATTTAAGAGGTAACTAGTTCAGGAGATCTAGTTACTTGAATAAGCCTAAAAAAGCTAAAAATATGTATTTTGACAACCCTCTGGTTGAATCTCTATTAAGGGATTATGTCAGTAATGGGTGTGTTGATATTATAAAGCGTGATGAAATTATGACTCACGCTGTTGAACTTATAAGACAAGTTATAAGAACCCATGGGTTAAATATAGCTTATGGTGGTGGTGATGATGCTTCTTTTAATGATTTAGTTCAAATAGCATGGATGCAAATCGAAAAAACTTTATATAAGTTCGATTATTCCCAAACTTTCAAAATAGCATATCATGCTAAGAATAGAATATACCATTATGGTTTACGTGGCTGCGTAAAAGAAGAAGATAATGAATTTTTAATCCTTAGAATTACTAAGGATTATAATATGACTATAAAAGATGGTAGAAAATTAGTTTACGACATTGACGATTTGGTTGAACTAGACAAATCAACTATTGCGCATAGGAGATATGTTAACACTAAAGTTTTTAATATGTGGTCTCAGGTAGCAAAAACTTCTGTGTTAGCTCATATTAAGAAAGAAACTAGAGATAAAAAGAATTTCCCGAGTTTCAGTTCATATTTGAGGTATAAACCAATAGCTGGGCTACCACAATTAGACAGATTTTTAAATGAAGCAGAAGATTTATGTAAATATGATAGTGATGAGTTGGCTATAATTGAAGCTATAAAAGAAATAGCCAACAACGATATTGATGGTGCTTCTAATGGTTTAATATCAAAAATTATTGACAAAACATTGCTGTCAAGACAAAAAGTTTTAACATTTTTTAAAAAAATACGATCTTGTGCAAGTGAATTTAGTGATTCTCCAGAAAACAATGAAATATATTGTATCGGAAATAGTGGGGGTAGCACTCGGAAGTATAATATGGATTCCGACGAAGATTGGTAGAGCATGCGTAATAAATTTAGAAAAAGAAAGAGAATACAACAAGAAATATAGATTATCTAATAAAGAGAAAATTAAGAAAAAACACCAAGAATGGGTTGTTAATAATAGACATAAAGTAAATGCCAACAATAAAAGATGGAGAAAATCTAATAAACAAAAAACAAAACAATTGAGTGTTGATTGGAGAAAATCTCAAAAAAGAAAAAATATAATTGAACATAGGCTACGTGCTAAAAGAAATGACGCAAGAAGAAAAGGACTTGATTTTAATTTGTCTATCGCATGGTTTCTAATATTTGTGAGGCGACCGGCGTTGAATTAGAATTGAAAAAAGGAAGTCCGTGGTCTGTTGAAATAGATAGAATTAAAGTTGGTGGCGATTACACAATGGACAATTGTAGATTAGTATGCGCTATATACAATAGAGCTAGATGGACATTCTCTGACAATGATGTTAGAATTATGTCTAATGCGCTTATTAAAGGATAACATGTTTATAGATTTAGGCAACATCAAAATTAGCACAAAACCTATTTGTTCAAAGTACAAGACAACTGGTCTTGTAGAGGGTTTTTATACTAAAAATGAAATAAAAGACATTTTAGTTGAGAATAAAATAGATATAGATTTAGCTGTATTAGACGACAATTCCAGTAATGTAGTTGTGTGGAGTTCTAAAAGGCATAGAGCAAGAGCGAATATTGTTGCGTATATAGATATAAATGGTTCTATTATTGAATCTAAAATTACTATTAGACCACATAAAACTGATGTTGAAATACTAGATGAAAATACTAGTGGTGTTGCTAAATTAAAATTGATTGAAGATATAAAAGATGTGTTTTGTGGTAGTGAAGCTTATGAAAATGAATTAAATGCAATTAGCGAATCTTTTGAGGCTAAAGTACGATCCGCAATCGCAATAGAAATTGGCGATGTTAAAATTCTTTGTGATGAAATTGATTATAGAGAACAAAATGGAACAAAAGAATCTTTTATTCCAATTGGCTTAAATGAAAAATCTCCTGTCGTGCTGGCTAGAGTTGTTGAGCAAAATAACGCTATTGATTTAAGTGATATTGAAGATAAAGTTTCTCATTTATTGATTTATGAGGGTCAAGGCTTAGTTGGTAGAATTAAAGAAAAAGTTAGACGAAAAAGCGATATGAATTATCGCAAACACCACTATGATGATGATTCTTTAGATCCTAAAACTGTTGTTGGAAGAACAAATCTCAAAGGCAGCGTAATGCCAAATAATGGACGCAAGGAGTTTACAGAAGATGAGTCAGAATCAGAAGAAGAATCAACCAGGTCCTGAAATAGACCCAGAATTGGTAGATTTGTTGGACCAGATTAATGATGAATCTAAAACTCCAATCAAAAAACCTAAAATCGTTGATGCTAAAATAGAATCAAAAGAACAACAAAAAGACGAAAAGCAGGTAGTTGAAACTACATTGGTTTCAAATGAGATGAAAGCTCTTAAAGAAACTAATGATGAAGATATTCCATCTGGAATTCGTAATAGAGTTTTAGATATTAATATGGATGTTTTAGATTCGTGTGACGCAGATAGACAACAAATTCAAAACACAATCAATTTGTTATATGATAAAGTTCAGTATGATGACAATGCAAATAGGGCCTATGTTGAACAATTAGTTAATGCCTTGCGAGCTAAAGCCGAAATAAATGATACTGCTGTTAGAGCAAGTGAAACATTAGTTAAATTAATTAATGCTACTAAGAAAAAAGAAGTTGCTACAAAGAATACTGTAAATATAACACCTGATAGTCTTAAACAATTATTAAAAGATGAGTAATGGGTGAATTTGAAGACAATCTAAAGGAACTTATTCTTAGGTGCAAAAAAGATCCGGCATTTTTTATTGAAAAGTTCTGTAAAGTAGAACACCCAAAGGCTGGTGTTTTAGATTTTAAATTATTTGAATATCAAAAGCGCGCATTAAAAGACTACATCGATCATAAATATAACATTTATAAAAAATGTAGACAGTGTGGTATTTCTACCTTGACTGGTGCATATGCTTTATGGTATGCTATGTTCCATGAGCATAGCAAAGTTCTTATTGTTTCTAAGAGAGATGATGATGCAAAAGAATTCTTACGAAAGAATGTTAAATTAGTTTATAGCTACTTGCCTGATTGGCTTAAAGGAATATTTCGTGATGCTGACTGTAAGATGAACGAACACGAAATCGAATTTGTTAATGGTAGTAGAATTGTATCAATGACGTCGTCTCCTGAAACATTAAGATCTGCTTCGGCTTCGTTAAATATCATTGATGAAGCGGCATTCATGCCTCATATGGAGAAGATGTGGGCTGGAGGTCAGCAGTGTGTTTCGTTTGGGACGATGATATCAACAGCTACTGGGATGGTTGATATAAAAAACATAGTCGATGTTGATAACTTAAAAAAGTTTACAAATCATAACATAAATGTCAATACCGATATTGCAACAGAGAATTCGGATGCGTCATGGTATAATGGTTTCACTGATGTAATATCAATACGCACAAAGAAAGGATATGAAATATCAGCTACTCCAAATCATAGACTAAGGGTATTGGATGATGCTGGAAACTATGTATGGCGCTATATGAGCGATATCAATATTGGTGACGATGTATGTTTAAAACAAAATACAAGTGTTGATGGAAATAGCAATATTTGTATTGACCTTGCTGAGATAATTGGGTATTATATTGGCGATGGAAGTGCATATAAATCAAGACCAAAAAGAATAATATTAAATACTGATCCTCAAGATTGTGATTTAAGAACAAAACTTATTGATAATTTAGCAAAAATTGGTATTGAAGCATACGAACAAAAAGGGCACGGGACCATAGATGTTAGAATAAACAATGCTAAATTTGTGGATTCATTAAATGAACTGGGTCTTCTTTGCAAAACAAATTCTAAGGATGCGTGTATTCCCCAAAAAATACTAGAATCTAATAGTGATGTTTTATCTGCTTTTTTGCGTGGGTTGTTTGAAGCTGATGGATATTGTGCTGATAGTGCATATAAGAAAATAGGATTTTCTACTTCGTCAAAAAAACTAATAGACGAAGTTAGAGTGTGCTTGCTAGCACTTGGTATATTAACAAAAACTTTTATTAGAAAATCTGAAAATAGACACAGTAAAGATGAATATTATGAATTATTTATTGCAGATTCTGCAAATATGCTTAAATATAAAAACAAAATTGGATTTATTTCAAATCGCAAAAATAATCTTCTAAATAACATATCATCATCATCTTCAAAACCTATAAAACACAATATAGTTTCTGAATTTTCAAGAAAAGCTAGAAAAAATTATAAAACAAAAACTAATGAATATGATAGATTAACATATTACATTCATAGCAATTCTATTCCATACGAAAGAGCAGTAGAATTATGTAAAAAACATGATGATTTATACAACACAAAATTAGGATTTTTAATAAAGAATGATATTTATATAGATAAAATTGAAAATATTGGCGAAGGGAAATGCCATACTGGTGATATTTCTGTTCCAAATAATAATACATATATAGCAAATGGGTTTGTAAGTCATAACACTTTGGTTCATGGTGGTGAAGTCATAGTAATTTCAACGTGCAATGGTGTTGGGGACTGGTATTGGTCAACATGGATGGATGCTGCTTCCAAAGAAAATGATTTCAATCCAATTGAGATTAATTGGTGGGATATGGACTGGGAAATTAAATTTAAGTCCAATGGTGAAGATGTCACTATTCAACCAGCTGCAGATATCGTAGAAAACAAGAGCCCCGAGGACATAGAAAAATATGGACAATATTGGTCTCCATGGCTTGAAGAACAATATCGTGCTTTAACCCAGCGCGGCGAATCTAGTAAATTTAGACAAGAAGTTTTAGCTGAATTTATTGGTTCTGGCGATACGATTTTGGAAGGTTCTATTTTGAGATGGTTGGGAAATGAAATAGAAGAAAATAAAAATGAAAATCCATATAGAATTATTAGAGAGCCACAGGAGTATACAGATCCAGCTGGTGACTACTTTGAGCTAAATTTTGAGAATAAGTTGTGGATTTGGAAAGAGCCAGTGCCTGGACATAACTATGTGATGGGGTTTGATATTTCTGGTGGTGAAAGTAGGGACTTTACTGGAATTCAAATTTTCGACATGAACACTCATGAACAAGTAGCAGAATTGAATCTGAAAATTCTTCCTAAGATTGCTGCACGTATGGCTGCATACTTAGGAGAATGGTACAATTTTGCTTTAATGGTGGTTGATAGTAGTGGTATGGGACAACAAACTGCGCAAGATTTAGAATGGAGTATTGGTTATCCTAATTTGTGGAGACATAAGAAGAAACCACAAGATCGTGGTAAAGTTGGAATTAAAATAACGCAATCAAATAAACAAACTTTAAATAAATTGCTTAGGGATAATATTGGATTGGATGGATTTACTATCCATTCTCAGAGGTTATATAGACAACTTACAATTTATATCAATTTAGGTAATGGCAGATCTGGCAATCAACCGGGCATTGGCAATAGAGATGATTTGGTTATAGCTACTGGTTTGGCATTTTTAGGTGCTCTTGACAATTTTAAATCGGAAGGTGGTGGATTAATGCCAGTTAGAACTGGTGATTTATCACAGCCAACACTTGAATACGATGAAAGTATGGATAGTATTACTGACCGTAGATTTATTATGCCATTAAGCACAAGTGGATTTATTGAAGATGAAGATGACCATGAAATCACAGCAAGACAAGATATTAACCGATTTGCCACACAAATAACTGGAATTCCAAGATTAAAAGACGAATCGATAGAAGATTATAGAGCTAGAGTAAAGAATATTTTATCTAAAAATCTACCTGCAGTTAAAAAGAAACGAGAATTTTTTAAACAAGATTCTAGAAAGATTAACATGAAAACTAGAGCTGCTGAGAACGAAAAATCTAATC